TCAATGTCATCTAACTTATCAAATATCATCTGATTCAGTTCTTTCTGAGTAAATCCATTGTCTGCCATATTACTAATCTACAGGAAAAATTAAATATCTTGAAATTTTTACTTTCTTTTTATTTTCTTCAATAAAGTAGGAAATAGCACCATGCTCAGACTTAACTTGAAATAATATCTTACCATACCTCCATAGAATTTCTTGTGTTGGTGGATCAATAAAATCTGTTGCAGCTTCTACAAATTGTACTTTTAAATTCTTTTTAAAATGGGGGATCTTCATTATAGAACATCTTTTTTGCTGCTTTTCTGTAAGTGTGTGGATTTAAAGCCCTGTTAAGCAAATCATCCTCCTCTGCTTTCTTATTTATATAAAGTATATGCAGTAGAGATATTAAATGGTCTAAATCATCATCCATCATTACTGTGTTACCCTGCTCATTAACTACATAGACATCAAATCTATCTCCAAAATTAAGTACAGCTTCAAAGACTGTATAAAAGCCTCTTAGAAATAAACTAAAGCTAACACCCCCTTTTGTTTTACCAAAAACAGGATGCTGAATAGTGCCATCTATTTCTCTAATGTTTTCTATCTTGTCAATTAAGGTATATTCTGAATTAATGTGCATCAAAATACTCATATAGCCATAATTTATATCATCTGCAGCATATTCCATTTTTACCTCTTATATTGTAATCTTTTTGTGCAAAAGCCATCCTGCCCCCACTTCTTTGCATAATTGGTAAGTGTTGTTCTAAACAATCACAGTAATTAGTGTCTAAAACATTAACTTCTGTAGGATTTATTGTTCTTAGTGGTATCTCATAAAATTGCTCTCTAACTGAGTCTTTTTTCATTTCAGGTGTTACTTGATTAACATTAATTGCAAAAAATCTATTAGGAACACAGTTAGTAAAAATCAATCCACCATGTTTATTTTCTCTGAGTAATCTGACTTTACTTGCAGAGATTCTTACATTACTTATGTTAGATAAATCAAAATTATGCCAATAACCAACAACCTGTAACTCCATAAAATATAATTCATTATTGATTTTGCAAACATAGTCCTCTTTAAAATCCTCTTCATCTTTTACTATTTCCCATCTATTAACTGCACAAACATTATTCCAAAAAGGTCTAGCCTTTCTAACATCATATAAGTCATATTCATCCTCTACAAATAATCTTCTATTGTTTTTGTTTATCATTTAATGCCTGTTCTAGTATATACTTTCCAACTTCTGGACTAACACAATTTCTTAATAATACTCTCTTATCAATTCCTTTATAATTTGATAAATCATAATTATATTTTTGCTCATATTCAGCAACAGTTGCTTTTTTAAATGTTATATGTTTAAATTTTTTGTCTTTTAACTCAAAATTATTCCAGAATAAATGTCTTTGTAATTTTTTTCCAGCAATTAATGGCTCATAGTAAGGAATAACATTTTCAACAACCCATAATTTTTTAATATTATGTTTTTTAATTTCCATGTGATGTTTTAAAAATATAATTTCTTGATATAGTTTTAGATCAGGAAATAATGCTTCATAATTAAGATGTAACACTCCAACATTTTGCCTAATTCTTGAATGAGTTGGACAAGGAGGAGAAGTCCAAATCATATCATAGTTTTGATAATTTAACCTTAAATATTCATGTGCATCAGTAACAACAACATTATCATTAGGAAAAAAATCTTTATAAATCTTTGCAATATTTTCATCATACTCAACAGCAGTTATTTCATGCTCATCACCCCAAAGTTTTCTATTTCCTCCTATACCTGCATATAAGTTTAATATTTTCATTTATATCTACCCCAACAATGTTTACTACTGTTCCAATGATGCCAACCATCATAGAAAGAAAGCCATCTAGCTGCCTTAATATTGGTTTCTACATCATACATATCTAGTTCTTTATTATATATGTCATTTTCTAGCCATTTCTCAGTTTTGTTATTAAATTGAAACAAACCCTGATCAATAGAGCCATCTGTGTTATAACCTGTAGCATTAGCCCTGCCATCTGACTCACAAGACATAACAGCTAAAGCAAACAAAGTATTATCTCCAAAATGCTGTTCTGTTTTGTAATACCATTGTTTAACATCTTGTAAGTGATTACAGAGAAAGTAGTCATCTATAGATTGCTCAGTTATAACTGTTTGTAAAAATAAGGAGCAACCTATAAATAGTTCTATCATTTTATATTTTCTAGTATTTCTTTGCAAAGCTCATAAGGTACTTTGCTTCTTTCATAATTATTCTTTAATCCTTGTGTTCCTGTTTTAGATCCCCTTGGAGCTGCCTCATGACAAGGCTCCCCATTTTTACACATACTTCTAGGTTTCCAATCTAAATTGTTCCATAAATCAGTAGGCTTCATTCTTTTATCTCCATATTGACAATAAGTTACTGTGTCTATTTTGTATGGTAATTTATTTAACTTTCTTAATTTACCTCTAGGATTTTCAATAATGAAATATTTTGGCTTTAATTCAGTAATTATATAGTTTGTTTTTTCTACTATTGCTAATCCATATAAAGCCTCTTGTGTTTTTGGTGTATTGTCTTTGTTCCAATGCTTCCCAATACTTGCAACACTAAAATAAGTGCATGGAGGACTAGCCCAAATTATATCTGGTTTAAAAGGTATTTCATCTGCTTCAAGCTCTAAAATATCTTTTACTAAATCAATTTTTACATAGTGATCTACAGTTTTTAAATCTAAGCCATTATCAACTGTAAATGTTTCATGTCCAAATTCTTTAGCTACATTACTAAAGCTACAACTACCTGCAAAGAGTTCTAATACTTTCATTATAATTTTTTAAAGCAACTGTTACAGACAACATAATCTTTACTGTAAAGAGGAAAACTAAAATCCTCTTTACAAATAAAGCAAGTAAAGTGTCTTATTTCTTTAGGTGTTTGATGCCACTTAAAAATAAGATTTTTTAAATAGTAAAGAATGTTACTTATCACTCCTCTTCTGCCTCTGGCTCATCTTTAGCATACATAACTGCTTCAATGTTGTTAGCCCAAACAGGAGGCAATAACTCTAAATCCTTTTTAAACATACTTTTAATTTTTTTAGGATCAGCATTATCTGTAACTAAGTATTTCTTTACCCCAATAAATTTAACAATTACTTTTTTCATAATGCCCAATCCTTAATATATGCTTTGTGCATAAAAGGACTACCATCCTTTTTTAACTTTGCATATTGTTTGTTTGCACAGTTACAAACTTCTGTATAAATTAAAGCATTATATTCAGTTCTTAACCTGTTAACAGCTTTTCTAAGATTGCCATTAGTGTTGAACTCTGAATCTAGAGAACATATAAAGCCCTCTAGTTCCAAAACATACTGCACCTTTCTAAATTCTGATGGCTCTTTTTGTAGTTGTATATCCTCTATAACTGTTAAAGGCTTATTTCTACCAAAAATACCTAACATTAAGCACCACCTACCTGTAGATTTGTTGCAATATCTTGTATTTTATTTTTAACAGATTTCATATTATCTATGTTTAATTTAGCTTCTGGAATGTCTAACTCTCCTAGAGCCTGTGCATACCAATTAGCTGCATTAGCTGTGTTATCATTAGCAACATCCATAGCAAAAGACTTTATATTATTAATTATATGAGTCTGACTTACAGAAACATCTTCATACTCTATTCCTGCTTTTTCTAACTCTTTCTCTATAGATTTTTTAGGAGCTGCATCTTTACTAGGAGCAATTCCTATCATCTCTTCTGCTGTTGTTGATTCAGAAAATACAACTCTTAAACATCTACCATTAGCTTTAGTAGAAGCCATTTCAAACCAAGAGTTATGATCTGCTTTAGTTTGTCTTGCATAGCCTGTAGCTTTAGGCTCTGTATCTTCTTTATTTTCATAGAAAGATGATTTAAAAATTACCCAATCATCCCCATTATCTACCATCTCTGCAACTAATCTGCATTCTGGATATTCTTTATTCATTTTGCTGATAAGTTCATCAACAGTTGTATAGTCCTCTAAGAATTTAGGCATCCCCATTATACTTCCTCCATTTCATAGCCCTCATAAGTCCAACACTTTAAGCAGACAAAACTTCCATCATCTGCAGGAGCATCAAAGTGGTGTGTACCTGTGAACAAGTTACACCAATTAAGAACTTCCCCCTCTTTTAGTCTTGACTCAAAATCTGTAACATCATACAGATCCTTTTTCTTTTCTCTTAGTCTTTTATCATCTAGCTTTAGACTTACATAAGCCATTGTCATCAATAGAGATATTACTCCATAGACTACAAAGCCTAGATAGATTATTTCTTGAATTAACATAATTAATTCCCCTTTCTTATATAACCAATCTAATAAATATTTGTCATACTGTCAAGCTTCTAAATGAATAATAGATTGCTCTTGAGCTACCTAACAAGCTCAAGAGCTATCAGTTGATCTTAAGTGTGGTGTTGCAAGTGCTTACCCTGTGTCACTCCCTCCCAAAACCAGAATGAACTCTATTTAGTGAACATTTTATATATGTGAAGTAATAGGCTCTAACCCTAGTTAAGATGGTCTAGCTAATCCACTTTATTAATACCTTATCAAATATCTTTTTCCAAGAGCTAGAAAAATATTTTGTATGTATTGAACACTATAAACAACTACTAGGACAATAAGTTAAAAAACAGATATAAATTATTTTGTGTTCCATGCCTCAGTTATAATGGTATTGGCTCTGGTAGATTAATTAAAATATACTTAACCCCTTTTGTATATTATGTATGTAGCCTCCACCAGAGCCATCTTTTCCATAAAAAAAGAGGAGATACAAATCTCCTCTTTTTATTTTCAGATCCTGTAAGGCTATTGCTAGTTCTTACAAGTTCCTATTATTGAATGATAACAATCTACTGTTAGTTTAGCTTACTTTCTTCTTTGCATAGGTCTTTAAAACAGACATAACAGCAGCTCCACCACTTAGTGCAGCTATCTCTAAATTAGAAATATCAATACCTAATGCAGGTGTTATAACTAATGCAGAAGTTGCTGCCTCTACAAAAGTCCATACACATCTCTCTAGTAAATCTTTTAACTCATCTGACATACTATTCCTCTTCTTTCATCTTTGTTTGTACTTTTTTAAACTGTGTGCATTGTTTATTAATGCAGACAAAAGCATTATTAATTAATTCTATTCTTTCCATACAGGAATTACATTTCATAACCATAATTTATTTATCTAGGGGATAAACCTTTTAAAATGATTGTTTGCCTTAATGCCTTAACTTCTGCTTTTAAACTTTTAATTTCTGTTGCTAATATATCCATAATATCCTCCTGAATTTTTGTAACTTGAGGTATGTTCATAACATGATCTTTAGCTTTATTGCTAAGAATTTCTCCATCATAATCCATATAAGTTGCTGTAACCTTATCTCCTCTAATGATTGCACCTGCTATATCTGGATAAATCTCCTTATAGGCAACTGTAGAGCTTCCTATAAAGTTATCCTGTGAAGTTTTGCCTACTAATAAGCATCCTGCTGTGTCATCATCATCATTACCAATGTGCCATAATATAAATTTAAAATTAGGAACATCATCTACATGAATCATTCCTTTATGAAATCCACCAAATTTAGCAGCATATCTAGTGTGAAAACCACCCTCTGATCTTAATGATAGGTTATAAGTACCTGCAGGGATTCTTGTTTCTCCCCATACTTTTTGTGTTTGTGCTTGATCCTCTAGGGTGTAGCAGAGAAACTTTCTTTTATTGTTGCTCACATCAAATAGGATTCCAGAAGTGAAATCATCTGAGCTGTTGAATCTTAATATCTCAAGTTTCATATTTACCTTATAACCTTAATATAATCCCATTTTTCCATTCCTCCAATTACTAAAGTAAGCATTCCTGCCCTAGATTTATCCCCTTTAGTGTTTTCAAACCACTCAGAGCCTGAATCTAGTGTTGGAGCTTGTACTACAAGCCTATCTGAACTTTCATAAGCTAAGAAGTAGTGATAATGTCCATGCAATAAAATATCTGAATCAGCTATAGAATTTCTTGCAAAAGCCTGATCAGATAGCCATTTTCTTGATTTAGCCTGTGAATTTGCACCTGATCTCATCTGATGTCCATGTAGTATAGAAATAACAACACCTGATACATCAAAAGTTAAAGATAGTTCATTTTCTGGAATAATAAAATCTAGTATATCTTTGTATGCAGGAGCTTCTTTAAATATCTCTTGTAACTCTTCTGCCAACATAACATCTTTATTATCCCCAAAAGTTGTATAGGCTTTACCATTCTGCCTTTTTTCTCCATGGTTACCACCTGCAAAAGCAACCAATCCTCTCTTAAATAGAGGCATTATTTCTTTTATAAGGGTATAAATCATTCTTCTAGCTACTTTTTGCTGTTGTCTATCATCTAACTCAGTCTGGAACTCCTGCATGGCATAATGTCCAGAACACCCCTCAACTAGATCTCCAAGCCCTGCAAATAGCACCTGATCAATAGTTTCATGCTTCTGTAACTCTTTAACCTGCTTTTTTATCTTAGGGATATAGCTCATAAATCTCTCTACAGATTCCTCTGTGCCACCTTTACCAATCTGAAAATCAGCTAATGCAATAGTAAAAGTTTTAGTGTTTTTAGTTACTTTTTGTTTAGGTAATGGCTTTTTCTTACTAGCTAACTGTAAGAGCTTCTTAAAGTCCTCATCAGGCATATAGACTTCATCAGATACAATTTTAGCTTTAAAGTAATAGAGCCTTTCTATCTGCCCCATTCCTGCATTGACATCCCAAAACCTTATTTCTGCTGTGTTTTCTACAACTCTATAATTACCTGCATCAACACCAAAATAAGACTCTAGTTGCTCTTGCCAATCAACATTGTTAGTTGGTTGTGGTTTAGATACTATTTCCCCTGATTTAGTCTTTTCTGAGTAATAAACACTAGGCTCAAAGCCTTTAGGATGATTAATTTTATCTTTTTTATGTGTAGATTTAGAGGATCTTGTTTGTGCAAACTTATCTAAAGAGTCCATACCTATAATCCTTAAAATATCTTCTTACTGTATTGTAACTAAGATGCTTAAATTCTTTATGATTACTTACTAAATATTGTGCAGCAACAGTATCTGATATTAGTTTTTCTTCTGCTTCTTTAGCTATTTTAAGGAATATTTCTTTGGCTTTGTCATCTTTTAGGATAAAATTCCTATGTGAAAACTGCCCTGTATGTTTAAATCCCTGTTGTTGTGAAAATTGCTCTAAATTCATAGATAACCTCCTATAATTATAGGATAGCCATCAATTAAGACAATTTACTCAGGTTTTGGATTATTGTCTTTAATTGGTTGAATTATATCTGTTTTCCAAGCATCTAAGCCATTATGGAAAATATAATCTAATTGCTCTCCATAACTAGGATATTCTTCTGATCTAGCTTGAATGTAACCAAAGTTATAATCATCTAATAATGAATTTTTTCTATCTTCAATAGCTTGTTCATAATCACTTGAACTAAACTCAGAAACTTCATTATTAACCTGTTTCATCATTGGCTTTGCATCCTCAATCTCTTGAGTTGCCTGAGCTAGTGCTTGTTCTTCTGTCATAATTTATATCCTAACTAGGTTTTGGATTGTTTTCTTTTACTTCTTTTATGTCTAAATACCATTGTGAAGTTTTAGCTTCATCCCCAAATAAACCACTATCAACACTCCAAAATAATTGATCTAATTGTTCCCCAATAGATTTGTAGTTTTCTTGTCTAATAACTACATATCCAAATTGTTGTTCTTCATATCTAAAATTTGCAACACTTTCTATGTGTATTGCATATTCCTCATCTGTAAATTCAACTAATCCACTACTTGTACCTGTATATAAAGGTTTATTTTCCTCTACTTCATCTGTAACCTGTTGTGTTATTTCTTCTATTGTTGCCATATTATTCCTATCTTACTACAAATTTCTCATAAAGTTATCTTATGCCATACAGATAAAAGAAACCCTGTGTAATATTATTTCCATTTGCATCTGAAATTTCTAAACCACTTATGACTGCATTTTTTTCAAAAGTATTTCCCCAATAATTAGCAGTTGCATTTCCACTTGTTATTACACTACTGCCTCTACTTTCACAATATGTATATTCTGTGCTATCTTGACTATTCATTATCAACAAGTGATTACCACCCATATTAGCTTGACTGTTTGCTGAATTTAACCTGATATATGCAAGTCCTGTACCTGTATAATCATTATATCCATTACTGTCATACACCTGAACTGCACCTGATTGTGTATAAGAAGTTGTTGTATCTGTTACTCCACCTACTTGAAATTGTACAACTACTTGAAAAGTTCCTGCAAATTCTGGATTTACTGTATATAGTTGATATGTACTAAATGAACTACCCATACCTGTTAAAACAACTGATGATACACTTGAAGTAACTTCATAGCTATCAATTAATGTTGAAAAATTTAAACTCATTAACTTACATCCATTTTATAAACATTTATTTGTGCAGTAGCATTGTTAAAGCTACCACCTGCATTATTGTATAATTGAAAACCACCCATTTGAGTATTATTATAATAAACCCAAGTACTTTGCCCATTAAATTGCATATCTTCTGACTGTGCAAAAGATAAATCTGAAGCATTACAATTATAAAATACTATAGTTGCATTGTTTCCACCTTTCCACAAAAAGTCATAAGCTCTGTTTGTTGTACCATTACTACCCTGTACATAAAAAGCATTGTTAGTATTTGTAGCTCTAAAATACATACCTTTATAATTACTAGCACTTTGAATAGTTCCTGATGTGTTTAAAAATCTCATACCTATATTTGCACCACTCTCATCAAGTCCATTAACTTCTACTGTTACAACAGGGTAACCTAATAAAAAGACACCTGCAAAATTTTCAGCAGTTGAGCCATTAGATACTGTTCTACTTTCAATTAATCTTTTTTTTCCTATAATCATTTAAGCACTCACATATCCATAAAATTTTATTGTACTTCCTGCTTCAACATTATCTATATTAAATTTAAAACTATTAAAAGAAGCTGAGCCAAATTGTCCATATCCATATAAAGATTTTACTGATGAGCCATTAAAACCCTGTGACATACCTGTTAATGTTGTAAGAAAGCTATCTGCAAGGTCATTTAAAGTATAAGCAAAACTTAAATTACCACTCAATGCCTCTGTTAAATTACCAAGTGTAGCTGATGAACTGCTATAAGTTCTAGTTGCTGACCCTGTTGTACCCATAGACATTGTTCCTCTTTGTCCATTAGTAGCATAGGTAGTTGAGAAATCATCTTGACTAACATTAAAAGACATAGAAGTCATACTTGTACCCTCTAAATCCCCAACAATATATAAAGTTCTATAAACTGTACTATCAATATCAGTAGATAGAATTGTTACTGAACTTTCACTACCTGTAAAAGTATATTCATAAATTAAGTTAAGATTGTTTGGCTCTGTTGCTGATGTAAATTTATCTGCTCTTGTTAAATCATAAATATCTTTAGGTGTAAAGATCCCTTTATTATTTCCAAAACTTTGTTCTGGGGCTTCTGGTATATATCCAAATTCACTCATTATATTACCTTGTACAATGTAAATACTGCACCTACATCAATATTTCCAGTTGACCATTGAAAATTTATACCATCACTAGCACTTGCAACAGTATGCACTCCACCACCCTGTACACCTAAACTACCACCACTATATTTAGTTACAGTATCAACACTTGCAAAACTGTACTCTGAACTGGAATTAAAGTTATAAAGATAAATAATTGCATTACCACTCACACCTGCTTCAGCAGATGTATTCCTTGTACTCCAACCTATTGGATAAGTCCATTTAGAACTATCTATTGATGATAAATTAGAAAATGTTGTATCTGTTCTAAGTCCTTTAAAAGCAAAACTATATTTACTATCTGATTGTGCAGTTCCACTTTTTGTTACTCTTAGTTGTCCATCTTGTCCATTAGTAACAGGAATACAGTTACTAACTGCTAGCATATAAACATCATCTGTATCTATGCCTGTCAATGTAACTGATGACACAGAACTTGTTACTGTATTTGTTGCTACTTGTACTAATCCCATTAGCTATCAACTCTCAATCCATAAGTTCTTGCAGTTGCAGTTATAAGATTAGTGCTAGTGCTAGGTACTATTTGGTAGCCACCCATACTTGCAGTTTGTTTTAAAACACCAATTCCTTTATAGCCAACATAACCACTTCCTGTTACAAAACCATTATCTTGATGTAACACAAAACTGTATGAACTTGCAGAATTTGGATTGAAAATATACATTACTGTACCATTACCACTTTGTTGCTCATCTCTACCAACACCACTAATTCTTGTTGTATTGGTTTGTCTAGTTTGTCCAAAAGAACTATAAGCAGTTTGCACTAAAATAGCATTGTCATAATTACTTGCACTAATGACACTTCCACTAGAATTTACAAATCTTAGTTCCATATCATTATTATTATTTATATCCATTGGTGCTATAACAATTTTGTAAATATCAAAATCTGAACTAAATACATCTGTTACTGAAATACTTGATACAGAACTAGCAGTAGTTTCATTAATTAATCTTAGGTTACTCATATCTGTTTTACTCCATAAAGTTTTATGTTTCCAGATGTTGTTCCTGTATTAGATAAAAGTTGAAGTGCATTATGTGTAGCAGAAGTTGGTAAAACACCACCACCAAAAGTAAATCTTTGGTCTGCACCTGCATTACTAAAACTATGAAAAGTGCAAAAACTGTATTTAGAACTATTTAATAAATTATAAAAGTATATATAAGCATTACCTTTATTTGTAGTTGTTCCTGATAGAATACCTGTAACTATTTGTGTTGAACTTGTAGCTCTACCATCAAGAAAACTACCTGCTGTTGTTCCTCTGTTAAAAGAATACTGATAGCCACTAGAAATAAAACTACTTCCACTATCAGTAGATAACCTAATATAAAACTGGTTTGTAGTGCTAGAGTTTAAACCATTAATAGATAATAAATGAACATCATAATTTTTTAAATCTGTAAAATCTATAGTGCTTACTGCACTAACAGTTTGTTCTTCAATAAGTTCTAATGAGCCACCCCAACTACCCTCTTTAGTAAGTTGTAGTATTTCACTAGGTGTATATAAACCTGTATTCTTTTTTACATCATTTGGTTGTGTACCTAGATAAGGCATAATCTACCTTTCTAAGTTTGTCTTAAAAATGATACATTGTATTCTGCACTAGAAGCTGCAGAGCATAATCCCTGTAATATATCTCCTGTTTCTAATGTTATTTTTGTTGTGATCTCTATTGTTGTGCCAAAAGGTAGTGAAACATCATTTAAAATGTGCCTTAAACTTCCACCTGACTTAGTAACACTTAGATCAATAGTAACATCAGCACTTGAGCCACTTACATTAGATACTAAAATACCAATTACAGTTTCAGTAGTTGAAGCAGGAACTGCATCAATAATATCTGCTGTTGATGTTCCTAAAACTCCCTGTACTGAATGTAGTGTATCTGCCATAACTTTTCCTTTCTTAGCTTAATGCCAATACTAATCCTAAGCTAACACCTGCTGCTGCAAGATTAGCTATATCTCCTGCTGTTGTCTTTTTAAGATTGTTGCTGTCATTAATATCTCCAAAGAGTATTTCATCTCCTGATGCTACTGTACCAGAAGTTGCAGAGTTTGGCTTTACACTTAGGCTAGGTGTACCAGAAGTAGCACCACCTGCCATACCAGAAGTAGCACTTGTGGTAATTCCCTCAATATCTCCTGCTTCTGCCCCTATCCAAGCAGATCCATTCCAAGCCTTTAATAAATTAGCTGTAGTATCATAAAAAATTGTTCCCTCTACCTTATTTGTCAAAGCTGAATTAGCTGCTGACTCTGAGGCATAAATAAAGACTATTGAGTCTTGAATGTCTTGAAACCTAGCCTCTGTTACTAGATCTCCTGTTGTCCAATCAAACCATGCACCTGCTGCCATGTATTATCTCCTTAATTCTTTCTAAGTATAACTTATGTTTGTATCTATTCCTAGTTTTGATACTCCTAGAATCCAAGCTCCTGTTTCAGCAGGGGATAACCCAATCTGCCAATTCCAAGTCTTGTTTCTAGCATCTACTGTATGTTTAATTCTTTCAATAAACAGTTCATAAGTTTCTGTTGTAGATGCTGTAGTGGTAACACTTGCCTGAACAAAGCTACCTAAATCTAATCCTAGTGCCTTAGCCCACAAATTAACATTTTCTCTAGGAGCAAAAGATAAAGCCTCTATCTGTGTTTGTGGTATGTCATTAGCTACAGTTATCTGCTCTGCAATAGATAAGACATCAGAATCCTGTGTATTTAAAGTGCCTGACTGTACTAATACATTAGAGCCAAATCTATCTACTGAGTCTGCACTTACTGCAATCTGTGTTGTACCACTTGTTCTAGTCCTCTGGACTGTGTTTATGATCTTTTCATCATCATAAGAGCTTTTTATATCAACATAGTTTAGCTCTCCTACACCCTGCCCAAAATTAGCTTCTGGTGTAGTTGTGTTAGCCAATCTATAGTTTCTATCTCTAAAAGTTGCATTTCCATTAGCAGCAATAAAGAATGTGCCATTCTCTGCTAGTTCTACAGCTCTAAGTGCAGCTAATACAGTATCTGTTTCTGGTTGTACCTGCACTTCTAGTTGTCCTGTAGATATTGCCTGATTTGTATAACCAAAGCTATCAAGTATGTTTTTAGCCCTTACAGAGCTTAATTCTTGTGCTTGTGTAAGTGTAAGCCTAGTGTTTGTACCTAGTTTAGAAATACCTAACTGCCAACCAAAGCCATTTAAAGTAGCATTGTTAAACAGTTTAAAAGCATCTACACATTGTATTTTAGTTTCTGAATCAGATCCCTGAGCAGGATAATTTACAGGAAAGCTCTCAACAAAACCATGAAAAAGAGTATATGTAGAGCCACCATAAGCAGCTTTAATCCTTATTCTTTTTAATGGTTGTACCTTAGTTCTATTGTTTGTTGCATCATAATAATGTGTAGTTTGATTAGGACTAAACCTATTATCTGTGTTTGTAAGCACAACTGTTACTGCAGCAGGGTTAAAGTCTGAAAGGTTAGTTGCTCTACCTCTGTTTATACTAAATCTCCTTAGATAAGGAGAAACATCAGTAAAAGTTTGTGTGCTATCTAGTGGATTAGAGTCAAAAGCAATCTCTACTGTTAAATCAACATTAGAATCAAAAGGAACACTCATTATCTAATAGCATAACCTTTTTTGGCTAATCTTTCTTGTGTAACCTGTAGAAAATCTTCTGCATTATCTGAAAGCTCTACTTTTACACTTACTTCCTGTTGTGCTTGTCCACCACTAGGAGCAGACACAGAAACCTGATCACTTACAACAGGAGCTGCTATTGGAGCAGGTGTTGGAAATTGTCTTGAAATAGGAGCTGTTTCTATTGCTCTAAATTGTTGCATTAAAGCTTGTTGATCTATTAATTTCTTAGTTGAGTTAGTTAATTCATCAGTAGCATCAATAGTTTCATAAAGCATATCTCTGCTTCTTTGTTGTGCAGCTGTTTGAAAATCTGTTGATTTTGTTAAGTTGCTTTCAGCTAAATCTAATCTCTCTCTTGCAAGTCTAAGTGCATCTGAGTCATTAGCTAGTTCAAACTCTGCCTCTGCTAACTCTGCCTCAGCTAAAGCAAGTTCTGCTGTAACATCTTTGCCATTTTGTTTAGCTTGTGTAAGTAGTGCAATTTGTGTTGTTAATTCATTTTTTCTAATTGCAGCTTCTGCATCTCTAACATTTTCATCTATTTGTAATCTTTCTAAATCTTTAGAAGCCTGATTCCTGTTTCTAGTTGCTCTAGCTACATCATCATTAGCAGAACTAATAAGATCCATTATCTTTGATCTTTCTAGCTCTAATCCAATATTGGACATAATT